GAAACGGTTCCTAGCTCAACCAGCTCGCCATTATCATTATAAGCGCCAATACCGATAGAAGTCATCCAACCAAGAGCATAGGGTTTAGTTACAGGCTGGTATCTTCTATCCATTGGACCAATTGGTAATTCATCAATGGTGTGTTTAATATATTTTTCATAATAATTACCAATTACTACTTCTCTCCAATCCCATCCATCCCATTTTCCATGTGTTGTAGGATAAGCGACCTCCCAATAAGGCCAAGTTTCAATATCTTTACCTGTATATTCGCGGGTGGCGGGTATAACGCGCGTACAAACAAGGTCTGTATTATCCATCTGCTTAAATTTAATACTATCCCATGCAGGGCGCTTACCAGGCACGTACACAGCAGTACGCTTTTTTAATACCATTCCTTCTCCACCTGAAGCAAGAATTCTAGAAACTTCATCCTCGATATCATGCTCCACTGGGCGCGCCAACCGCAAGAAATCAAAAGAGTCAAGATGGTGTTTTGTCCATACCGCACTTAAAATTCTCCATCTATCCCAGGCTCCAGTATTCATTAAATTAACACCATCATAGCTAATAATATCATGAATATAATAATGAATATAACCAGGACCATTCTCTGCCTGCTGTCTTTTAATTGCCTCTTCTGGTAAACATCCCATAATAGTTACCGTATTTTTCGCTGTGCCACCAGGATAATAAATCTCGCCAATAAGAGCAGTTTGAGGAGGAAGTCCGCAAAGAGCGTTCATAATATGAGGAACATTACCACCCTTTTCGGTCATTAGTCCCGTGACTTTTGATACTGTTCGACCAAATAAATAAGATTGTTGAGTATCAAAAGTAGAGCCATGCTCAGAGCCTGTTACGAATTGATACCAAGCTCCATCTAACTTCTCTTCTGCAAAATAATCTCCACTTTCACATACTTCACTCATCATATGTTCTTTTCCCGCAGGTAACTTCCAAATTAGGCCGGCAGGCACCATTAAACTTTCTGCGCCCGGAAACAATTCACTAATCTTACTTTCATCAAAATATTGATTCATAATTAAATCTCCATATAATAAATATTATACTCTTCACAAATCCTATGCTCTATCCTACACCCTCGAGCATTCTCCCATCCAGGAGCAAAAACTGCTATATCTGCATCTTCCATTAACTTGATGCTTTCTCCTAGACAATACACAGGACCGAAGCTACACTCAGGAAGCAAAGAATCTATGAAGCACAAGTTGTCATTCCATTTTAGTAATGAATCTTTAATTCTATTTCTCTCTTTAACTATCTCACTATTACTCTTACCATTCATAGGCTAAGAGATAAATACTTTTATCATAATATTTCTCCTTTATATCCTATAAATAATTATACTAAATATTTTTATAAAAGTAAAATAAAGGGAGAGAAATCTCCCTTTATTTTACTTTAAACCTCAGTAGAATAGCGCTCAAAAGCAGCATCATTAAAAAATTTGGTATCTTCCCAAGTGTAATAAGAGTAACCTTTCAACCGCATTTTTGCGATATATTTCCCGAAACATGATGTTAAATAATGATTTCGCTCTATACAAGTTTTTAATGTATTTAACCACACATCTGTTATATAAGGGTAATTCATATCTTTTAAAAGCGGAATAAATGATTCTTCAATAAATGGATTCACGATTGTTTTAATTTCATCTTTCGTATATTTTATATAATCGCTTCCATTTCTTTCTTTATAATACTACTTTGTCATTTTAGCACTCCTTAAATCTTGCTTACAGAAATAACACTCGTGTTATTCTTCAACATAATATTACCATTAGAGCTTCTACCCAGAGAGGGAAAATCTGTCGCACTTACAACAATAGAAGACTTATCTCCACTAATTAAAATATTGTCATCATCGTTAATAAGATTTGCTCCAATAATTGTACCTTTATAACAACTAACTCCTTTACCTCCACGGTTTTGCGCTGTAAACTCAGTAAGCTTAGTTTGTTTACCTAATCCACCAATAGATACGAGCGCAAGTGAGTTAACTGCGGGGCCGATCGGTAATGCGGCAATAACTTCATCATCCTCACTCACATTCATGCCCTTTACACCTTGCGCAATGCGGCTAGATATCGGCATTCCCGCAGTCGCAAATCTAATAACCATACCATTTTTAGTTACTAGCATCATTTCCTCTTGATTAATAAATGTAACTGCCGCGAGTTCATCTCCCTCTTTAAGATTAAGAGCAATAATACCAGTTCTCTTCATCTTATCATACTCACTAAGAGGAACCTTTTTAATAATACCATTTTTTGTAGCAAAGAAAATATACTTCTTATCTGTATCTCTTGATATTGTTGTATATGCCATTGGTTTCTCATCTGCTTCGGTTTCAATTAATGAAGAGAGATATACTCCGCCACCAGAGTTAGTCCCTTCCGGGATCGCATCAACACCGACACGATACATCTTGCCTTTAGAAGAGAAAACCATTAAAGTATCAACAGTATTTGTCTTTGTCGAAAAAGCAATAATGTCACCGTGAGTTTTCATTCCTACGGTATTTCGCTTTTGCGCTCTAAAAGATTTGCGAGGAATCCGCTTAATGATACCATTATTATTAATCATAATAACTACATCTTCGGGAATAACAATAGGAGCTTCTTTCTTCGCTTTAGGGATTTCAATATCACAAAGTTGAGTGCGGCGAGCGTCCCCATAGGTGTCACGAAGCTTGGTTACTCGCTCGATAAGCACGCCATCCCGCGTGACTTTATCATTGATAATTTTTTCCCAGAAAGCAATTTTATCCTCTAAATCTTTCTTCTCGTCCACTAGCTCTTGTTTATCAAGATGTGTGAGGCGCACAAGCTTCATATCAAGGATTGCATTAGCTTGTACTTCATCAATAGAAAGGAAGTTAATAAGCGCAGTTCTTGCCGAAGCGCGATCAGCAGAGGCGCGAATTTTAGCAACCACTTCATCAATAACGTCTAATGCTTTAAGTAATCCTTCAAGAATATGAACTCTAGCTTTCGCTTTCTCTAAGTCATACTCTGTGGCCTTAACTAATACGTTCTCTTGATGTTCAACATAGAACTTTACTAAGTCTAGCATAGAGCAAAGCTTAGGGGTGCCATTGACAATGAAGTTCATATTATAAGATAAAGTTGTTTGTAGATCAGTGGTTGCAAATAGCGTATTGACTGCGGCGACCGGGTCAATTCCGCTTTTAACCTTGAAGATTAGTTTATTATTACCAAGCTGACTAAAGTCATCAAAGTCATCAATAAGTTCACTTAACTTATCAATATTCTTTTCTATCTGCTCTTTAATCTTTTTACGGTAGGTTCTATAGGGAATAGAGGTGAAAGTAATGGTTTGACCGTCGATAGTATAATCTCCACGAATTTTGAGTGAAACATTAGACTTGCCATTTTTATATGCGGCTTTAACATCCTTTTTATTGATAATTGTGCCGCCGAGCGGGAAATCTGGACCAGGCATTTCTTCAACTAGTTCATCGACCGTTAAATCGCCCTGCCGCAAATAACGTAGAATGGCATTACAAGCTTCAGTTAAGTTATGTGGAGCACTATTGTGAGCCATAGAGATTCCAATTGCTTGACGACCATTACAGATTGCATTAGGAAATAGGCTCGGTAGGACAACCGGTTCCATAAACTCATTGTTGTATGTTTCCTTAAGAGGAACAACATTTTTCTTAAAATCATTCATCATGAGATCTGTATAAATGGAGGGCTTTCCTTCTGTATAGCGACTTGCCGCCTCCATACCATTTTCTTCTTGTGAACCAAGGTTGCCTTTGCCCTGAACTAAAGGATAACGCATAAGGTAAGGTTGAGCCATCTTACAATAAGAACCATAGCAAGCTGCATCACCGTGGAAATAGGAGGTTTGAAGAGTTGCACCAATAATACCGTTGCTCTTTTTCGTCTTGCTCTTGCTATTCATTTTTAGATAATCTTCCATGGTCCAAAGAATTTTTCTTTGACCACTAAGAAGGCCATCTTCGGCTGTTGGAATAGCTCGATCGGTAAGAACTTCTGCACTATAGGTTAGGAAACAGTCACGGGCTTCATCAAGAATATCTACTTCGCTAATTAAATTATCTTTTTCCATTCTTTTCCTCCTTAATCAAATTCAAATCCTAGTGAGGTAGCGTTATCATAAATATATTGCTTACGAGGTTCAACTGCTTGACCCATTAGAATTTCTAATAATTCCTCTGCCTTCTTTGCATCACTTACAGTAATACGCTTGAAACGTTGATTTTCAAAGCATACATGATGAAGTTCAATAGCATCCAACTCGCCTACATATTAATCCATTATTTCTAATGGTACTGACTATTTCTTCTAGCTTTAGCTAGTCTACTGTTTCCCAGTGCGTGCCAATAGCACCAGTACTCCCCGACAAAGGGGATAGTCGATACAGGTTATTCAACTACAACGTGTTTCCAGTTACGGTTTTCCCAAGTCTATAAGAAACATGCATACTAAATACCAGTAGTAATATAATCCTTATAAACTTCTTTAGGTGTTTCACCATCTTTTTTGCGAATACGGATATTATATACATCTTCTTCGGTTAGGAGCGCTCGTCCATTAGAACTTCCTACATTGCCAGTATTATGGCGATGAAATTCTTTATTTTCTATGGTATAGACTTCTGGCATAATACTTTTCCAAGTTTCACCTTTCCAAATTTTAGAAAAACCCGAATGTCCAATTTTATTTGCGTATAGTTTTTCTACTTCTTTACATCTTTCGTGATTATTATATCTCGTTCTAATATCTATTACATCCTCTTTTGTTAATTTATGTCGAGGATGATTTTCTTCAGCTGGACTCTATCCACCTGAATTTATATTATAACCATTGTGGTGACATAAAGAATCTAATTTTTTAATCCAATATATTTCCTTTTCATTGAGCTATTCTAATGGACATTCTTCTAAAATTGAAAATTCAAAATTTTCTATACCATATTTTAAAAAAGCTTTATATAATGGCTTTTCACTATACCGCTCCCATTCAGAAGCACTTAAATGCTAGTCCCAACGACGAGATATGTCATTAGATTGACCAACATAAGTTTTACCATTAACCATATTCTTAATTTGATAGATACCTACCATAATAATTCTCCTTCGCTAGTAGTTTAGGAGATAACCACGTTGTATCATTGAATCTTCCCACGAGATTATCTTCTATAATATATAAAATTTTGTAGTTCACGGTTTCCCTGAATTGTCCAAAATTATATATTACGGTCAGACTTCCTCGTTAGCCTACTTTGTATTGTAGACCCCACTGGCTAGTGGAAAAATAGATAAGGGCCAGACTATCTCTTACCCTTTTGCTCGAGTGATCTCATATCCTGTCTTATGAGAAGCGCGATAATCATCCATTTCTTCTTCGGTA